GTCACTACTGTGTTAGAAGAAAGAAACAGGAAGTGAGAACATGGCAAGATCGGGCGTTCAAGTATTTGGGATCAAGGAAGATCTCAAGACGCTGAACAAACTCGCCCCAGATCTACGCCGACAGATCACAAAGGACTATCGCGCACTCATGCAGCCGACTATTTCGGACGCGCGGAACAATCTCCCAGCTGGTATCGGTCAGACAGTCATGCGTGGCTTCGGGCGTAAATGGCGACACATCTTCCCATGGGACAAAGCAATCGCAAACCGATCTATCACGGTCAAGATTGATACTCGACGCGCACGCAAGCGAAACATGGACAAAGGCGCACAATACGAAACGCTGAGCGCGTTCGTGATTCAGCAAAAGAATCCTGCCGGCATCGTGTTTGACATTGCTGGTCGTGGCGGTAAATCGTCTTCTACGCAGAAGCGCAAGGGCGTGAATTATGACTGGAACAACACGCTGATTGAGAACATGGAGAAGACCTTTGGGAAGGCTTCGCGTTCTATGTGGCCTGCAGTTGAAAAAAACACGGACAACATTGAAGCGGCGATCAAGAACATCACAGAAGAAGTCGAGCGCAAGCTGACGGAAGCATTGAGTAGGAGCAATCTCTAATGGCTATTCGCATCCCAATCATTACGGACTTTCAAGGTGACGGACTCAAGAAAACCTTTGAGCAATTCAAGGCACTCGAAACCAATTCTCAGAAAGCAGCGTTCGCAGTCAATAAAGCATTCTTGCCGGCAACCGCTGCGCTTGCAGCGTTCGGTGCAGGGCTTGTCATTACAGCAAAAGCGGCAGCCGCAGATCAGGCTGCACAGGCTCAGCTTGCGCGCCAACTTCAAGCAACCACTGGTGCAACCGAGAAACAGATCCAAGCCAATGAGGACTTCATTAGCACGCTGTCTATGTCGGCAGCGGTCGCAGATGACGAGCTTCGTCCGGCACTTGCCAGCCTTGTGCGTGGTACTGGCGATCTGGCATCTGCGCAGGATGCTCTCAAAACTGTGCTCGATGTATCGGCGGCGACCGGCAAAGGAGTCCAGGAAGTAGCGGACGCAGTCAGCAAGGCATATGCAGGAAACACAAAAGCGATCAAGCAACTATCCCCAGAGCTGTACTCACTCATAAAAGATGGCGCATCAGTTGATGAAGTCATGCAGTCACTTGCAAAGACATTCGGTGGATCTGCATCAATCGCAGCGAACTCTGCACAGGGACAATTCAAGCGACTGTCTATCGCAATGGACGAAACCAAAGAAGCAATCGGTGCAGCAGTTCTGCCATTAGTCAATGCTTTGCTTCCAGCGTTGATCTCATTCGGCAAATGGGCACAAAACAATGTCGGCATCATCCTCGGCATCGGCACAGCAATCGCTGCAGCCGCCGCTGCGCTTGTCACATTCAAGGTCGCAATGCTCGCTGCGAACGCGGTCACGGTAGTTGCCACAGCATTGAATTGGGGACTCGCAGCATCAGCCACTGCAGCCAACACAGCTTTGACAATTGGTGTCGGCGCAGCTGCAATCGCAGCAGGTCTGGTCGTTGCTGCCGGAGCAATGGCAGCGTTCAAGAAATCAACCGGATCAGCAGTCGAAACCATCAGACCGATCGGGCCTCAGCTCAGTGAGATCAACACTCAACTAGGCGGAACTGAAAAGGCTGCCGGCGGTGCTGGCGGAGCCATTGACAAGATGGCAGAGAAGATCAAGAAAGCGCGTGAGGAGCTGGCAAACCAGTTCACTGCAGCACTTGACTCTGCAGCAGCGAAACTTGAAGATGCCAAGAAAGCTTATGACGACTTCAAGACCACGGTTTCAGAATCGGTCACTGGAGAGTTTTCAATTTCTGGTGCATCAGACGCTGCCAAAGAAGCCGGAACATCAATTCTCAACCAGCTCAATCAGCAGGCTCAAGGCGCTAAACAATTCGGCAAACAAGTCGAGCAACTGCTGTCCATGGGATTGTCCGAAGACGCGCTTAGGAAGGTCCTAGAGGCTGGTCAAGAGGCTGGTAGCGCAATTGCCACCGAACTCATAAACGGGGGCTCAGAAGCGATTACAGGGCCCAATGGGATCAATACGCTGGTCAGTGACCTCAACTATGTCGCGGATGCTCTAGGCACTTTGGCTGCAGACAAGTTCTATCAAGCTGGTGTCATGCAAGGCGAGCAATATCTTGCCGGCGTGCAGTCAGCAATTCAAGCTGCAGAGAAGCTTCTCAAGAACCCGAATCTCAAGCTGGCAGATGTCAAGGGCATCGGAGCAAAGTTTGCGAACACGGTCAGCACGATCAGTCTTGCGCCTACATCGTCGCCATCATTCACGGGTGACACTTCCGGCATCATGGCAGAGCGTGGTGGCAACTCATACACAATCAATGTCAATGGCGGAGTTTTGACTAATGCCCAGACCGGCAAGGTCGTGATTGATGCAATCAAGAGCTTCAATCGCGCATCTGGCCCAGCTGACATCGCGGTCCGTCCGATAGCTGGCGCATACTGATGAGCGCATCCGTTATTCAGTCCGGCTCCTATTTGCTGGAAATTGACACAGGCTGGGACTCGTCCAGCTTTCAACTTGACTCAGCCACCAAAGGCATTCTTGACAACACGACCTATCTACTAGGACCGACAACTGATTATGCAGATGTAACCACTGGTGTTCTTGATGTGTCCATTACTCGCGGACGACGCGACATCGGAGACCAATTTGTCCCCGGCATCATGAACTTCACACTGAATGACCAGCTGGCAAATGGAGCTTTCAATCCGTTCAACACGGACAGCCCAACTTATGATCCTGCAAACAATGAGCCTGGCATTGCACCGATGCGTCGAGTCCGCTTCTACCGATACAACGCATCTAATGTTGCCGAATCACTCTTTCAAGGCTTCATTGTCAATTACGATTATCAGTTCAATTTAGATGGCAACGACCTTGTCAATATCCAAGCAATAGACGATCAGTACTTGCTTTCACAAGCATTCCTAGACGAGTGGAATGTGGACGAAGAACTTGCATCAACTCGAGTCGTCAATCTTCTTGCGCTTCCAGAAGTTGATGCTTTCCAAGGCGTAGGCCAGCAGTCAATAGAAACATCAGAAATTACGCTTGGCGGCGCATCCGCATACACAGTGCCATCCGGATCCAATGCACAGGGATATCTCAATGACATCATGGCTGCAGAACAAGGGCGCGCATTCGTGGATCGGTCTGGCGTGTTCACATTCCAAAAGCGCATCGGTGCAACACTCGCTGGAGCATCTGTTGAATTTGGTGACAACGACCCAAGCCACACTCCATACGATTCTGTGTCAATCAATTTCGGTGCGGACAAAGTCGTCAATAGAGCAAGCGTTACACATGCCGGCGCGACAGGGCCAGAGACCGTTGATGATCTAGCAAGTCAATCCAAGTATTTCATTCAAGCTGTCGCCTACACGGAAAGCCTCGTCCACAATGCAACTGCAGCACTAGATCTTGCGACCTATCTAATCCAAGGTGAACCGACTGCCACATTGACAAGCGTGAACACAAGCTTCCAAATGCTGTCTACAGCTGAGCGCGACGCGGTAGCAATCCTTGAGATCGGTGACACCATCAGCGTCGAGAAAACCATTACGACCACAGCAACGACAACCAGCGTCATCGCGCAAGAGTCCTTTGTGGAAGGCATTGAGCATCGGATCTCATATTCCCAGCCACATCAAGTCACGATCTACACATCCCCGACGACCGTTTATCAGCTCTTTGTCCTTGATAGTTCCACACTTGACACGATTTACGCACTAAGTTAGGAGCACTATGCCAATCCCACAATTCACAGCAGGGCAAGTTCTGACCGCTGCACAACTCAATGCAATGGTCGATGCAATCAACGCAGGAGGCGCGGTGAAGGTAGATCGTTTTACTACAAGCGGAACATGGACAGTGCCGACAGGCGTGACCTATGCGGTCGCACACATTCGCGGTGGCGGTGGTGGTGCTGGAGAAGCAAGCGCTGGTGCTGGTGGCAACTCTTCTGTCGCTTTTGCTGGTGGAACTGTCACAGCGAACGGTGGTGGCGGATTTAGTTCAGGTTTCAACTTGTCTGCAGTTGCGGTTGCTGGTCCTACAAACTCTGGCAGTGGTGCTTCATATCAAGCGTCACTTTCAGGCGCTTTTTACACTTCATCAACTAGAGGCGCACAAGATGGCGCATACCTTGTCGCAGGCGGTGCAGTAACTGCTGGAGCATCAATCACCGTCACTGTCGGCGCAGCTGGCACGGCTGGCACGAGTGGCGCTGCCGGTGGTTCTGGTTATGTATGGATCGAATATCAGGGGAGCTGATCATGGCAACATATGCACAAGTAGAAAATGACATCGTGGTGAATGTGGTTGATGCAGATGCTGCATGGATCGCTGAACAGCCGGGCGAATGGATTGAATACACCGACGCTAACCCATGCGGTATTGGCTGGGCAGTTGAAGATGGCGTGTGCGTATTACCACCACCACCACCACCACCGCCATCTGAATAATGCGCTGGCGTTACCTTGTCGGCTACGGCTTGCTCATCGCTGTCGTGATGTGGGGATGCTCTGGATGCTCTGATCGTGAGCGCGTGAACTGCCAGCGCGCAGGATCCAAAGCAGTTACTATGACAAGCGATATCCAAGTGGGAACGGGTCGCTGTGCCTAAATACACCAATGAAGAAATCAAAGCGCGACTAATCCTCATAGTCGGCATCGGTCTGACACTCGCATTTGTCGGCTCAATCTTCACATTGCTCTACGGTCTGCTCTTCGTGACACAGCCACTTGAGCAAGCACCTAACGATGCAGAAGCATTCTCGGTCTTGAACCCGATGCTCATGACACTTTCTGGCGGACTAATCGGACTACTCGCATCCAACGGACTCAAAAACAAAACAAAGGACAAAGACGATGAAAGCTAAAGACAAAGCCTTATTCGCTTCCTATGGTCGTTCAGTAATTGCAGCGGTCATTGCGGTGTATTCAACAGGCAGCGCTGATCCAGCCGACTTCGTCAAAGCAGCGTTCGCTGCACTGATCCCAGTGCTGATCCGTTATGTGAACCCTAAAGATCTGGCCTTCGGTCGTGGCAGTAGCCAAAGCTAAACCCGGCATCCCTAACGCTAGGGACTACATCGGCAACGCGGACGGGCCATCACCAAAGCCACGCGTCGGCATGGACGAATGGATCAGGCAAGCGATCGCTGCATCGAATGGCGCGCTCTGGAACAATGGATCATGGGGTCAGCGTGATATGCGCGGAAAGCCCGGATCATTGTCTGTGCATGCCACTGGCAGAGCTGTAGATCTTTCCTACCGTAAGAGTGAAAAACATCCAAAAGCATCACGCAAAGAAGCGCTTGTCTTTATTGACAAACTTGTCGCCAATGCCAATGAGCTCGGCTTGCAGTGCATCCTCGACTACTTTCCAAAAGAACACGGGCGCGCATGGCGCTGTGATCGTTACGCATGGCAGAAGTACGACAAGCCAACAATCCACGGAGCTCCTGGCGGAGACTGGTTCCACATTGAGATCACGCCACAAGCTGCGGACTCTGTGATCTGGGTGAAAGCCGCATTCCTCAAGGTCTTTGGCGAAATCCACCAGTAACGCACACCGATCGCCTAGGGTCGAATTACCGACGAAGGGCAAGTGATTATGAGCGAACCGCAGATCTTCAATTACTCCGTTTACACAGGAGTCATGGATAACGGACAAGAGATCCTCGTTCAGATCTTCACCGAACCGGATACCGGCAAATACCTACTAGGGCAAATTGCATTCAGATCGCATGCTTCATCATGGGGCGTGCCTATACCACTGGAGAAGAAATGAACTACTTTGCAGAAAAACTGATCGGGCTAGTGCTTTGCACAGTCTTCGGTATTACGGCGCTCACAGAGGCTCCTAGCGCGTCTAGCGAGCCTTCTAGGACCATTGATGTGCACGCCTATTTGCTGGAACCAACCACGACCACCAGCTCAACGATCTACATAGATCCCTACACCAGCGCATGCGAACAGTTCAGCGCACTGGCAATCAATCTTGGCTGGCCTGCAGATCAGAGAACCGTGCTTGAGTCCATCATGGATCGAGAGTCGCGCTGCACACCGAACGCATTCAACCGCAAAGATCCCAATGGTGGATCGCGTGGACTATTGCAGATCAATGGCTCATGGCACAAATGGCTTGCCGGCTTAGGCATTATCAGCAAGCCGAAAGATCTGCTAGACCCCGTTACTAATCTGCGCGCTGGATTAGCAATTTACAATTACGGCGTGGAGCGTTACGGCTTCGGCTGGGGACCATGGAGCGTAAAGTGAGCGAAGGCGTGTCATTCAATCAAGGTGAACTTACCGAAGAAACTCGGAAGATGGTGCTTGAATCAAGCGCGTCAGCATCACACACAATGGCGATCTTCAATTTGATGGATGACATCATGGCGATCAGCAAGAACCCTCACGCATCAATCATTCGGCGATTGCGCGCAATGAAGAACCAGCTTTCGTTGAATGAACCGATGCCACTTCACGATGTGACTACACTCGACTTAGCAATCAAAGCGCTAGAGGCGCATTCATAGAAAAGGCATCCGACATGTCCGACAATCAGCCAGAACTATTCCAAATCACGACAGGACTCGGTGGCACAAAATATGTGCCTACAGTCAATCGCAATGTGATAATCACAGCAAAGAAAGCGCATCCAACATCACAGCGCGCAGCAATCAAGGCTTACCCAAAGTCAGGATCAAAGCGCCAAAAGATATACAACGCAATTAAGCTCTTCGGTGGACTTACTGACGAAGAAATTGAACGCACACTTGACATGTCCGGCAATACTGTCCGACCTTCGCGTGTGTCACTTGTGCGCGACGCGCTCGTCATGGACTCAGGACGCACACGCAAAACCGTCTCAGGCAATGACGCGATCGTCTGGGTGGCCTGCTGATGGGCTTCGATCTAAGCAACTACGAAACAGTCGAGCAGCGTCTTGTGCGCTTCTGGACCGCATACCCAGACGCACGCATTGAGACCTGCATGATGAACTACGACGGAGACTCTTGCATCTTCCGTGCAGAGCTGTACCGACATGCCGACGATACCAAGCCGATGTCAGTCGGTTACGCGCATGAGATCCACACAGATCGTGGAGTGAACTCAACATCGTTCGTCGAGAATTGTGAAACCAGCGCGATCGGTCGCGCCATCAGCAATTGCCCGATCCAAGGACAAGGCAACGGTCCACGACCTTCTCGTCAAGAGATGGAAAAGGTCGCTCGGCTGGGGGGCAACCTAGCGCCCACTACTGATCGCCCAGCCGGGCAACCATCCACACGCGAGCACATACCTTCTGGTGCTTTCGCGACACCGAAGCAACTTGGCTACATCAAGAAGCTTGCCAAGGATGCCGGCATGGATGATCTTCGACTCTTGGAGTTGATCCAGCGCGAACTGAACAGCGATGAAGCTGTGCTGGAACTATTGAAGTCACATGAAGCGAGCAGAATAATTGAGGTATTGAAGTGACATTAGAAGAATTAGTGAATGCGATTGAACGCTTGCAAGCGGTGTATGTAGAGCTGCGCGACGAGCAAGACAAAGCGAAGCAGAAGATCCGCTGGGCAATCAATCATCTAGCAGACAAGATTTGGTCGGAGTCACTCTGATGACCACGACAAACATTCAAGAGATCAAAGAACAGATCTTCGCCATGATCCTGCAATTGAAGAGCCTCTCTGCCAAGTGTGAACTACTTGCAGAGGGCCACATTGGTGAAACAAAAAAGCAAGAGTTCAAGTGCATTGCGTGTCACGACACAAAGCAGCGTCACATCGAGGGATCAGGCTGGGTGGATGCACCGTGTCTGAGTTGCTCATGAAGTTTGACAAAGCGATGAGCGAAGCCGAGTTGAAAGAAGTGGTGATCTCTGTAGCGCGCAGATATGGCTGGCTCATTCATCATGATCTGCCGGCACAGAACTCTCGCGGTCGCTGGCTGACCAATGTGCAGGGCGATGCAGGCTTCCCAGATCTGCTCATGGTGCATCCCGTGTCCGGCAAACTGCTTGCGGTAGAGCTCAAAGCGGAGCGCGGCAAACTCTCACCATTGCAGAAGCGCTGGCTCATGGCATTCGATACAGGGTCGCACTTCAATAGCGTCTGGAAGCCCAGTGACATGGAGTACATTCTCTACACTCTGAGCAACTTCCAGCTCTAAACAATCGGCTAGTAGCAAGCACCTATCGGAGTCGCATCCGGTCGGGTAGAGGTCGCGGTGACGCGGGTAGATCGGCGCGTCCTCAATCATGCAAGACGAAGTGAGCGAGGCGAAGCGCCGAGGCGAGCTGTAAACATAATCAGCTGATGAGTGCAAAGGGTACGGGTTAGGGCAACCCCGTGGGTGGAGCATTCATCCCTGTATGTCTTCTCCGTTCGCATAACATACATACAAACAAACAACACAGCAGACATGGACACACACACATGAGACCGACATCATCAACAAGGGCAAGCCACGCAGTGGCGCGCCAGCACAAGCGAAGCGCGTGAGCCATGCCACGAACACGAACAACAAACGACAAAGAGTATGCAAGCAACCGTGCAGCACTACTCAAAGGACAACCAATGTGCCACTGGTGTCAGCGCAAAGTAGCTGATACTGCAGATCATCTGATTGAAGTAGATCGTGGTGGCGACCACTCACTCTCGAACCTTGTGCCGGCATGTAGAGAATGCAACTCAAGAAGAGGGACGCAATACAAAGCAGCGCGCGACCGACAACGAATCCACGACCGAGCCGAAGCAACACGCACACACATCAATTCAGAATCAGTTTTTTACGATCAATCGTCCTTGCCCCCGAGCCCATCGTTCTATTTCTCCCCAAGGGACACGGACCAGCCCGAACCAGCGCTGACCGGTCACGACCAGCCGAGACTGGCGACGATCAGCCCAGATCAGCAGGGATCTCATGTGTGGGGTGTGGTGGAGTGGGCTCGCAAGTTCATGTCTGTGAATCTCATGGAGTGGCAGATCGCTGCACTTGCCGACCAGCTGGCCTTCTCGGATGATGCCGGCATTGAGCTTGTCACTCGTAGTTCTCTTGTGTCGTGTGCTCGTCAGCAGGGCAAGAGCGTTGCTCTTCGAGCATTGGCTGGCTGGTGGCTGACCGAGATGCCGAAGATCCGGGGAGAGAAGCAGACCGTGCTCTTGATGGCGCACCGTCTTGACAGTGCAGCCGGAATCTACGAAGAGATCGCTGACTTGCTTGAACAGTATTGGGATGCAAAGCTCACGCGCTCCTACGGTCGTCTTGCTGCAAAGCTTCCGGATGGATCCAAGCTTCTGGTCCGATCCGCGAAGCCGAACGCTGCGCACGGTCTGTCCGTGGATCTTGCGCTAGTAGACGAGGTGTGGGGAATTGACGAAGAAGTGATTGACGGTGGCATTACACCGACGATGCGCGCAAGACGCTTCCCTCTTCTCAGTATGTGGTCCACTGCCGGCACAGAAGAATCCAAGGTCATGATGAGATATCGAGAGATGGGTCTTCGCTTGATTGACACACACGCGCCAACAAACTTCCACTTCCGTGAATGGTCTCCACCACCAGATCTTGATCCGATGGATCCAGTCGCGTGGGCTTATGCGAACCCTGCACTCGGCAAGACACTGGAGATGTCCACGATTGAATCTGAATCGCAGCTGCCAGATCGCGCCAGCTTCCTCAGAAGTAGCGTGAACCTCTGGATTGCAACCGACCGATCGTGGATCCCACAAGGTCTCTGGAGTCAGCTCGCCACTACCGAGCCTTTGCCTGCCGGCGGAGTTGTCGCGGTAGAAGTGGATTTCAACGACTCGCATTACTATGCCACGAGATCAGTGCTCATGCCGGACGGTCGCATCGGCGTGACAGTCGCGTTCACTTGCGACACACAAACACAGCTCTGGGAACATGTGCGCGAGATCGCCAAAGACCATTCAATCAAGTTCGCATTCACACCGACCGTGGATCTGCAATGTCCACCAGCACTCGAATCGCGTCGCGTCATCGTCGGCTATGCAGAGATCCTGAAATGGACTCCAGCAATCCAAGGATTGATCCGTGAACGGCAACTAGTCCACACAGGTGAGATGGCCCTAGCGGAACATGTCGTGCGCGCAGTCAGCGTCCGCACACAAGGATCCATTGCAGTCAGCTCACAGCGTTCACCCGGACCGATTGAACTTTGCCGGACAATGATCTTCTCATCAGCAATCGTTGCCGGCAATCGTCACTCGCGTGGGAAGCCACAGCTTGTCGTGGTGGCGAACTAAGATCGGCGCGGAGTCGTGTGTCATCCTTTCGTCGGAGAAGGTCCCCCGATGCACGACTCCACCAAAAGCCGACCCAGTTATGGAAGAGTAAACACATGGCATTATTTTCGCGCAAAGTAAACAAAGCAGCGATCTCACCACAGCCTGCAAAAGCAGCTGCTGCTGGTGCGAACAGTTACGCCAACATGAACGCAAAAGTCAATGTTTTCAATCAGTACTATTCTTGGCGAGAAGGTGAACAGAGGAACCAGCTGATGACCATTCCGGCGGTCAGTCGCTGTCGAGATCTCATGGCCTCAGTTATTTCTTGTATGCCATTGCGCATGTACAACATGATGTGGAACGGCGAACGCATGGAAAAGGTCTACATCGCTCCACGCGCATGGCTACGCCAACCAGACCCACAAAACACATACGCCCATTTCATGTCGTGGGTATTTGATGATCTTTACATGTATGGCAGAAGCATCATCCACATCACAAGCAGAACGAGCGATGGCTATCCTGCGTCCTTCCAACGGCTACCAGTCGGATCCATCACCAGCACCGATCAGACTGGTCCGGTCTGGTTTGCGCCAAGCAATCAGATCTATTTCAACGGAGTGGAACTAGATCCCAAAGATTTACTGCAAATACTTTCACCGACAACAGGATTGATTTACACCAGCGTGTCAGCTGTAGAAACTGCGCTCAAAGTAGAAGCAGCAAGAAACAGAAACGCCAGCTCATCAATCCCTGCCGGCATCCTCAAGCAAACAGGTGGAGAGCCATTGAGCGCACAAGAACTCGCTGACCTTGCAGCATCATTCAACGCTGCGCGAGCAACAAATCAGACTGCAGCGCTGAACGAATTTCTTTCGTATGAAGCAACAACAATGAGCCCAGACAAAATGCTTCTCATTGAATCAGCAAACTATTCGGCGCTTGAAATGGCTCGACTCGGCAATGTTCCGCCATACCTAGTCGGCGTAAGCACAGGCTCATACAGTTACCAATCATCGGAACAAGCACGCGCAGACCTTTACATTTTCGGTGTGAAGCTCTACGCAGAAGCGA